CGAAAGCAAAACAACAAGGAAAGACTCATTACTAGTATTTCAATCATTAGATACTTTAATGAACAATTTACAACTATCGGAATACATAATCCCATGTGAACCAGAGTCTCCTTATTACAAATTAATGTGCTCCAGATTACCCGATGTTCACAAGGGTACCTTGGGAGGTGACTGGAGGCTATTTAGAAGGAAATTATAATATGGGTGGTTCAGCAAAAGCAGTAGGTAAAGCAGCCGACTACGTAGGTCAAAGAATCGTAGGTGGTGATAGCAAACACTACGAGAAAATGGGAGATAAAGCTGATAAGCATATTGCAGACCAAACAAATATTGATGAGCAATTTGAAGCTGGAAAACAGAAATTAAATTACGAACTAACTGAAGGTAACTTATCTCCTCAGGCATTGAGTCACTTTATTTCTCAACCTGGAAAATATCTTCACAATCAAATCCACGGAGGAGGCGGCGATAGCGGTGATGATGATACATCAGTAACCCAGAGAGATACTTCAGCCTTTGCTCAGAGTAAAAAACCGAGAAAGAAGAAGAAAGGTTTACTAGCACTCCAAACTCCCTCTGCTAAAGCATCTAGGTTTAGAGCAGGTAAACGTAGGTTTCGTGTGAGACCTACTGGTAAAACTGGTGTAAGCACTGGAACAAAATCATCAGGTGTTTCAGTACCTAAAGGTTAAACAATATGGTAGATAAAGTAGAAGTTAATGAGAACCAAGATATACCTTCAGGTTCTATAAAGAGCAGGTATAACTTAGGTTACGCAGAAAGAAACCCATTTTTAGAACGTGCTAGGGAAGCAGCAGAGATTACTATCCCATCACTTCTACCTCGTGAAGGACATAGTTCTGCTAACTTCTTTCGTCAACCATTCCAGAGTGTAGGTGCTAGAGGAGTCAACAACCTAGCATCTAAACTACTCTTAGCACTCTTACCTCCTAACTCACCATTCTTTAGGTTAACGATAGATGACTTTGACCTAGAGAACCTAGTGGGACCAAACCAGAGAGGTGCAGTAGAAGAAGGGTTAGCACGTATTGAACGATCTGCTATGGGAGAGATCGAAGCTAAGGCAATACGAGTGCCTGTCTTTGAAGCACTTAAGCACCTCATTGTCACTGGTAATGCTCTCGTGTATATGCCTAAAGATGGTGGTATGCGTGTGTTTCGTTTAGATCGCTACGTGGTCAAACGTGATGCAATGGGAAATGTCTTAGAGATTATTACAGTAGAATCCTTGAGTCCCTTAATGTTACCTGAGGAGGTACGATCCAAAATCACTACACCCAACGAAGACTACGGACAAAAGAACTACGATCTATACACCTGTGTCAAGAAGACAGAATCAGGATGGGAAGTAAGACAAGAGGTAGAAGGTCAAGAAATAGAAAGTTCCTACGGCACATACGAGGAGGACAAGAATCCATTCATACCCTTGAGGTTTACGAGGATTGATTCTGAGGACTATGGAAGAGGGTTTGTTGAGGAATACATAGGTGACCTAAAGAGTTTAGAGGCATTAACTAGATCTATTGTAGAGGGATCAGCGAGTGCTGCTAAGGTGCTCTTTATGGTGAGACCTAATGGTACCACAAAACTCAGATCATTAGCAGAGTCTCCTAATGGAGCTATTGTACAAGGTGCTGCTGAAGATGTTTCAGTACTCCAAGTCAATAAGTTCAATGACTTTCGTGTAGCACAAGATGTATCAAGGCAAATCCAAGAACGTCTATCATTTGCATTTTTACTTAATTCAGCAGTACAGAGACAAGCAGAAAGAGTAACCGCAGAAGAGATACGATTTGCAGCCCAGGAACTAGAGATGGCATTAGGCGGTGTTTACTCAGTGTTATCTCAGGAGTTTCAGGTACCCTTGGTTAACCTCTTACTCAATCGTTTAGAACAACAAAAGAAGATGCCTAAGTTTCCTAAAGACTCTCTCAAACCACAGATTGTCACAGGCATCGAAGCGTTAGGTCGAGGACAAGACCTTAACAAACTAGCGACATTCTTACAGTACTTGCAACCCTTGGGACCACAGGTATTGGGACAGGAGTTAAATGTCACTGATTATCTTGATCGTCTTGGGGCATCTCTTGGCATTGATACTAATGGACTTATCAAATCCCAAGAACAAAAACAACAAGAGATGATGCAAGCACAACAAGTACAACAAGCTCAAATGCAATCTCAGATGGTGGGTAAAATGGCAGAACGTGCCGTGAGCAACCCTGAGATTGTTAAACAAGTGAGCGAAAGTCTTCAACAGAATCAACAACAACAAGGACAATAATGCCACAAGGTAAAGGTACGTATGGGAGTAAAAGAGGAAGACCTCCCATGAAAACACTAAGTGAAACCAATACTAAAGATTCTTTACTTAGCAAATTTAAAGACTTTATGTCTCTTAAAAACATTAATAAACGTGTACAAGAGGCAGCAAAGACACCTAAAAGAGAAAAAATTGTAAAGGTACAAGCAGGTAAACCAAAAAAAGGATCACCTGAATATGCTAAACAATTTAAAAAAGAATTTATGGCTGCTAGAAGAGCAGGAAAAGATAGTTTTGTTTTTAGTTTAGATGGAGAAAGAAAAACAACTCAACGTCAAGATGAGTTAGATAAATTAGAAAAAGTAGGTCCAAATCAAGATATGGGTAAAGCGTATAGAGAAATACGAGTTAAAACTGGTGACTTTGGTAAAGGTAAAAGTAAGAGTAAATCAAAAACAAAAAGTAAAAAATAAAAAGAAAGAGTAAGAATGGTGGATGCAGTTCAAACTCATAATGCTGATGATGCACAGCACATAGAATCAGCCGAGCATGTACAGGAGATGCTCGATAAAGTAGAAGGTGTCGAACAAACAGATGATAGACCAGAGTGGTTACCTGAAAAGTTTAGTTCCGCTGAGGAACTAGCTGAAGCATACCAAAATCTAGAACAAGAGTTTCACACTCGTAACCAAGAGGAACCTCAGCAATACTATGAGGAATCTCAGGAAGCACAAGAATACCAAGAAGGAGATCAAGTTACTTCTAATAATGTAGACTCGTTTCTAGAAGGGTATGGTTTAGACTATCAAAAGTTTGAACAAGAATTTAATGAAACTGGTGGACTCTCTGATGCAGCTTATCAAGCATTAGATGAAGCAGGGATACCATCAGAAATGGTAGATAACTATCTTGAAGGTCAACTAGCAATGGCTGAACAGATAGAGTCAAGTGTGTATGACTCAGTTGGTGGTGAAGAGAACTATCAAGCGATGACAGAGTGGGCATCAGATAATTTAAATGAATATGAAGTAGATGCTTTTAATCACATGATAGAATCTGGAGACAACAACTTAGTCAACTTTGCCGTTCAAGGTTTAGCATCGAGGTTTATGCTAGAGAACCAGAGTACTGAACCTAACCTAATCTCAGGTAGTGGAGGGCAATCTTTAGGTAGTCGTTATGAGTCCGTACAACAACTAACGTCTGCCATGAGTGACCCTCGGTATCATTCAGACCCTGCATACCGAAGGGAAGTAACAGATCGTCTTTCACGATCAAATATAATGTAACATTAAGCAGAATTATCCGTACTCAAGATATTAGACTTTGCCCCTTGCGAGGGAGAACCTAGTACGAACTCTTGTTTACCAGGATGTATGCACATGTGTACATACTTAACCATAAACAAGAAAGGTAATAATGCCTGATTTTCAAAGTGCTGCTGGCGAATATACGTCTATTCGTAGTGGTACCCGTAACGTAGGTTCCACCATTGATGGTGGTTCCGATCCTAGAGAACTATTTCTCAAACTCTATGCAGGTGAGGTCATGACTGCGTTCCAGACTAGGAACGTAATGATGCCTCTCGGTAGAGTGAGAACCATTTCAAAAGGTAAGGAAGCCCAATTTATCATGACTGGTAAATATAGGGATGCTGCTTACCATACCCCTGGAAATCGTATTGCACCTGATGCAAACGCAAAACACTCAGAGAGACTCGTCACCATTGATGACCTCTTGATTAACGCTCAGTTTATCCCTAGTATTGATGAAGCAATTCAGCATTACGATGTGAGGAATGTGTACACTCAGGAAGCAGGATATGGTTTATCTAAAGTAGCTGATCAGAACATTTTACGTGTTCTTACCAAGGCTTCTTTAGCAACTAACGTAGAACGTGCTTCTAAGTTGATCAATAATTATAAAACATTTGATCAGGAAGACTTTTCTGCAAACATTACCATTGGTGCTACTGCTGATGGAAGTGACTCACGAAAACCTCAATTTATCGTTAAAGCCATTATGGATGCAAGACGAGAACTTGAGAAAATCGGAGCACCTCTTGATGGATTAGTTTGTATTATGAGCACTGACTCATACTATGATCTTTTCGATAGTACCTCTAGTTCAGCAACTGATCTTGCTGTATTCAATAGAGACTTTGGTGGAACAGGTTCGATTGGAGCTATGCAATTACCAACAATTGCAGGTATTCCAGTTGTAACCACACCTCACTTTGGTTCCTATAATTCAGCAGGAAGTTGGTCTAATTCAATCTTTTCTGATCTCTCTACGGCAGGAGCAACAGGACAAGCATCTACTGGTCCTACTCCTATTTCTGGTGAGTCAGGAAGAGATAAGGCATACGATATTACTAATAATCAAGATGCCGATTATGATGCATCAGCTTCTGCTGGTTCTACAACAGGTGCCGATGGAGGTACTGATGCTGATGGAGCTTCTGTAGATCTTAAAGCTGAAGTATCTAAAATTCGTTTCTTCGTCATGTCCAAAGACGCTGTAGCAACTGTTAAGCTCATGGACTTGGCTGTTGAATCAGAGTACCAGATTGACCGACAAGGTACTCTAATCGTGTCCAAATATGCGATGGGACACGATGTACTCCGTCCTGCTATGGCAGTAGCTTGTATGTCAACACATGCAACTGGCTAATTAAGGACTGCATCCATTTTAAGGGCATCAAGTGTTCGGGCTTGCTCTGCCCTTTTCATTACTATGAATAATATACTAAAACAAATGAAAATCCCTGATGAGCCTGACTTTGAAGGGAAGAAAAAGAAGCAACTCAAGGGGATGCCTAAGTGGATGCTTAACCCTGAGATAGAAGATTACTTAACTCCTGAACAAAAAAAGAAATATAGGGAGGCTAAGAAGATGTATAAAAAAAGAAAAAAATCACAGAAAAGTAAGAAGTACGCATAATGGCTATATTACAACCCACCAGTAGATTAGATGCAGTTAACGTAATGCTCAGTAGTATTGGTGAAGCACCAGTTAACTCTCTTACATCAGGATTAGAAGATGCTGAGTTAGCCGAAACTATTCTAGAAAGTGTTAATCGTGAAACTCAAAGTAAGGGTTGGATATTTAATACAGATTTAAAAATTAAACTAACTAGAAACGTATCTAACAATCATATAGAACTACCTAATAATTATATAAGAGTAGATACTAGAAATCTATTAAGATCTTCTAAAAAAGATATAGTTGAAAGAGGACGTAAATTATATGATAGAATATCTAATAGTTATGTATTTTCTGATGATATAGTAGTTGATGCAGTTATTCTTTTAGATTTTGCTGATATACCTGAAGTAGCTAGAAGATACATTACTATTCGTTCTGCACGTATCTTTCAAGATAGAGTTTTAAGTTCCCCTAATATACACGGGTTTCAAATGCAGGATGAACAACAGGCATTTATCGAACTACAAGATTATCAAGCAGAGACTGCTGACTTTAATATCTTTGATAACTACGACACCTTTGCTCCATTAGATAGAAACATTCATAGTGAGCATTATATAACCAATACACTTACCGAAACATCATCATAATATGCCGTTAGTATCTGGAGCTATCCCTAACTTAATCAATGGTGTGTCACAACAACCACCATCGTTAAGACTACCTACCCAAGGGGAGATCCAAGAAAATGGTTTATCCTCGGTAGTACGTGGGTTAGAGAAAAGACCTGGGACTCAACACGTAGGAGAAATATTAACTAATTTTAATGACACTACTGCATTTATTCATACTATACAAAGAGATGAAGAAGAAGCATACGTAGCAGTTTTAACAAATCAAAGTGTTAAAATATTTGATTTAATAGGTAGATACGTACCTAAAGGTGGAACTACTGCACAGGCAGGTAATGAAATACCAGTATATGCAGATTCTAATTTTAATACTCTACCTTTAAGAGTAGAAAGGTTAGAAATCACAGACCCTGGAACTTTTCATTCAGTTGGAGGTACATTCCATAGTAGTGGTGGAGGAGGAACTGGTTTTACAGGTACTTATAGTGTATCAAATGGTTCTATAGTTAGTGCAACTGTTACAAATAGTGGTAGTGGATATACATCAGCACCTACTTTATCCTTTTCAGGATGTATGGGACCAGCTTGCGGTACAGTAACTGCTATTATGGGTGTAGATGTTGACTATTTAAATGTGCCTACAGACTCTACTGCACAAGAAACTTTTGGTGCTACAACTGTTGCTGACTTTACGTTTCTTTTAAATAGAAGTAAAACTATTACTAAGGGTACTACTTATTCACACCAGAGACCATACGAATCATACGTCTATGTAAAGAATGGTGACTATAAGTCTAAATACTCTATAACTGTATCAATGGAAGTAAACAATGTTGTATATAAATTTACTTCTACTGCTGAAACACCTGATGGGGTTATTAAGAGTAATACTACTGGAGCAAATACAGATGTCCCAGAAACCACTCAAATTAACAACCAAGCAGCAGTTAGTACAAAACGTATAGCTAGTTCATTGGCTTACGGATCTTCTGGTTTAAGTACAACTAGTCCTAATATTGATGTTATTACTGATATTGCTAGTGATAATCCACTAGGAACTGGAGCAACTACATTAAGTGCTAATATTAATAATGCAACTCTATGGAAAAAACCTAATGGAACTGCTGCTACTGAATCACTAATAGGTGATCAAGCGGATTCATTTGGTGTCAAATACAATGCTGATGATAACTTTATATACATATATTCTTCTGGAACAGATAAAATAAGTTTTGATGTAGAAGTATCCGATAGTCGTGGTGGTGAAGATATAGATGTATTTGTAGGACATGAACAAGTATCCTCCTTTGGTAAACTACCTGCTACCTTACCTGAAGATGCAAAGAAAGGTTGGGATGGTACTCAATTTACTAATACAGGAATAGGGTTTACAATTAAGGTAGGAGGTAATAATGAAAAAGCACAAGATGATTATTATGTGTTTTGGAATGGTAAAACTTGGAAAGAAACCTTACTACCAAGGTATAATGGAGAAACTTCAGATGATTACAAAACTAGCTTTAATGCTAGTACGATGCCTCATCAACTAAAAAAACAGTTTGATGGTAATGAAGTATACTTTGTATTAGAAGAGTCTCCATGGGTAGAACGTACTGTTGGTGACATAAATACTAATCCTTTTCCTTCTTTTACTGATTTTGAGATTAACGATATATTCTTTCATAGAAATCGTTTAGGTTTTTTAAGTGACGAAAATGTAATCTTTAGTGAAGCAGGTGGATTCTATAATCTCTTTGTAACTACAACCTTAACTATTCTAGATAGTGAACCAATAGATGTTGCAGTATCAAATAATCAAGTGTCCGTATTACGACACGCAATTCCTTTTAACGAAAGTCTTCTTATTTTCTCAGACTTACAACAGTTTAAAGTCACCGCAGGAGAACTACTAACACCTACTACTGTTTCTATTGATGTAGCTACTAACTTTGAGACAGACACAAAAGCTAAACCAGTAGCAGCAGGTAGATATGTTTATTTTCCTTTTACAAGAGGTGGTTTTTCAGGTGTACGTGAGTATTTTTTAGATATCTCTACGGAGACCTCAGATGCACAAGAGGTAACCGCACATGTACCTGAATATATCGAAGGTAATATTCTACAAATGGCTAGTTCTTCTAATGAAGAAATTTTACTAGCATTAGGAAATCAAGATCGAAAAAGTATATACGTTTATAAATACTTCTGGTCTGGTGCAGAGAAACTACAGTCATCCTGGTCTAAATGGACTTTTGATGCTGATGTACTTTCTATATCTATATTAGGATCAGATGTATTTATATTATTAAAACGTAGTACTAGTTTATTTTTAGAAAAACTTACGTTATTTACAGATCCTGCATCAGCAGTAATGGATGATAACCAAAGTATACATTTAGATCGTAGAGTAGAACTTAAGACAGGAGGTACTACATCATTACCTTATACTGATAATAATGCACAATATATATTAGAGACAGGTAAGATTATTGATTCGACTGATGTTGCTACACAACTAGCAGCAGGTAAATCAGTATTCGCAGGTATACCCTTTACATTTAAATATCGAGTAAGTGAACAGGTACATAAGGAGAATGATGTTACTATTGAGATCGCTAGATTACAAATACGTAACATGTCATTTAATTTTACTAACTCAGGTTTCTTTGAGATAACTGTGTCACCTTTACCTACATCAGGTAGAACTTCTAGAACTAATACATTTAGTGGTTTAACTATTGGTACATCAGTTATAAATAAACAATCGTTACAGTCAGGAACCTTTAGAGTACCAGTACTATCCAAGAGTGATAACGTGACTATAGAGATACAAAACGCAAAGCACTTACCATGTAGGTTTCAATCAGCAGAGTACGAAGGGTTCTTAGTAGTACGTTCTCCGAGGAGTTAAAATATGGGAGCATTTGCAGCTTATGCAGCAGCAGCACAATTAGTTATTACTATTGCTTCTATTTCTAAACAACAAGAAGCACAGAGAGCACAAATAGCTAATGCTAATAAAATTGCTCAAGAGAACGCACGTTTAGCTAATGAGTCTTATAAGAACTCAATGGCACAGATAGCTGAAAAGAATAGAGCACTTAAAGCTGCTGAAAATCAACAACTAGAACAAGCAGGTAACTTAGCATTAGAACAACAAGTAGAAGCACTTAAGGCAACTGGTACTGCGATCACTGCGAGTGGTGAAGCAGGAGTTGAAGGTATATCACCAGGAATGCAGATAAGTGATTTAGAAAGACAATCAATAAATAACCTCAATGCAATCAATCGTAACTTAGATACTAGTTTAGGTAACATAGGTAGGCAACGAAAGAACTTAACATTTAGTGCTGATAGTGCTTACTATAGTGCCTTAAATCAAGTTAACTCTATGCAAATGCAACGAGGGTTAGATCCAAGTGCATCAGCACTTCAGTTTGCATCAGGTGCATTAGATGCAGGAACTACTTATTATAAATTAGGTGGTAGAGTTGGAGATAATCCAAATACTCAAAAACAAGAATCATGGTATAACTTATATCAAAAACCAGAGGTTTAATGGCTCGTGATAGAAAAATTAGGTTGCGACCTATGCAAGCCACAACTCAGGTAGATACTAACGTACCTACTGGTTTCCAAGTACAAAGACCAAAACCTGGACCTGCGGGTCCAACTAGAGAAGCACAAATGGCTAAGGCATTGGAGCAGTTAAATCCATCCTTAGTTAACTTTGCATCTCAAGTTTTTGGAGCGTACAAGGAAGAAGAATTAGAAGAAGGTGCTAAGAAATACTTATCACTTAGAAGTGGTGAAAGAGATGCCTTTAGTAAAGCTGTTCGTGATGGAGACATGGATGATGTCCAGAGTCCCTTTTGGATTTCAGGATATCAAAAGTTAGAGTTGAAAAACTTAGGTATGAACTATGGCTTAGGACTTACTAGGCAACTAAATGAAATACCTAAAGATTTTACAGATGAACAGTTTAGTGAAGCATTAGATAAATATGATGATAAGTTTACTGAATTAAATTCACTAGGTAAATATAATCAAAGTATTGTTAGTTCTGTATTTACACCTATGCAAAATGCTTTTAAAGCATCAGTGCAACAGAACTGGCAAGGTATGCGTGACCAGTTAATTAGGGAACGAAAGGATCAGAATTTTGAGTTAGTTATTAGTAACTTAGTAGAGATGAATCCTGATGTGTCTATGGCTTCTATTGAAGATCCTGATTGGCTTAACTCAACTATCATTAGTTTAAATGAACAGTATAACGTAGGAGATCCAGAGTTTATCTTTCCTCTTTCACATGAGTTTCAAAAAGCTAAAAAAGAAAAAGCTAAGAAAGAAGGAATTGATTTTAATGATGTACAACTCAAAGGATCTGAAGAAGCTAAGATTATAGGGGATTGGTACTCTAAGTTAATCAATAGAATAGAATCAAAGAGACAACAAGTAGGTGATATCGAAGGTAATCAATTAGATATAGCTAAGTTTCCTGAGGAACTACAGTTTTTAACTCAAGCATTAGAACTTAATCGGGAACTTATAGCATACTCTACAGAGTCTGGTGATTTTACTAAGGGTAACAAACTTATTATAAACGCTATAGCTGCTAAGGCACTAGAAGAAGAAGATGCATCAATTTTAGGTAACATTCATTTACTCCATGGTCGTGATGGTCAGCCATTAGCAAATACGACTTATGCTAGAGAACAGATAACACAAACTACTAATACTATAAATTCTCGTGCTTTAACCAAACGTAACTTAGAGTTAAAGAATCAAAAACTAGAAGTAGAAAATAAAGTAAAAGAATTAGTTCGTGGATTGCCAGGACTATACGAAATGGCAAAAGATACTAGTAAACCTGACATAGCAAAAGCTGCTAGAACAACACTTCAACAAACATTACAACGTATAGTAGAGATTGAAGGATCTGCTAGTACTGCAAATTCTTTTAGAGGGTTTATAGAAGAACAGGATAACCTTACTTCTTTAGGTTTAATTAACCAATTAGAAGAAGATTTATTAACTGGTAACTTAACTCAAGAAGAGTTTAAAGCTAGAATACAAGCAATAAGGGCAGGTAATCCTACTATTGATTTACCTATGTCAGACTTAACTACTCAGTTTGAAAAAGGTAGATCAAGACAAAATCTTGATAAACCTAGAAGTCCTATTAGACAATCAAGAAATTTACTTTATAAGAGAATACTAGGTACTGGTATATACAAAGAAGGTGAAGACCTTTCTATATCTATAGCTAGATTATTAGATCCTGATTCAGGATATCACAATCCTGCCCGTGCTCAAGCTGCTTTAGAAGCATTGAATCAATTTGATGAGATGTTAATAGAAGCACAGGCTTTGAAAGAAGGAAGAGGACCAGATAAGAGGCAGTTTAGTGAATACGAAGTAAATCAATTTGTATTTAAACGAGCACGAGAAATAGGTGACGAACTATATGATCCATCTTGGGATGTAGAAAAAACAACTAGTAATGATTTAGTATCTGAAAACGCTTGGTTAGAACAGTTACCTAAATTAGTTAATAGTGAGGAACAATTTAAAGAGGCTTATAATAGAACCTTTACCTACTATATAACAAAAGGTAATGAATGGGATGATAATCAATACTTTTATAAACCTCCGTTATATGATATGTTAGTCTCTTACTTTGAACTACAACCAATGGATGTAGCAGATTTTGAAAACGCATTGATCTCTATAAGAAAGACAGTAGAAGATTACTACGCTAAGAAAAAAAATAAGTAATGGCAGAATTAAGTATAGAAGAACAGTTAAAAGATCCTAATTCAGAACTATATAAAAAGTATGCTAATGAAAGTCCTGTTTTAGATTCTGTTACTGACTTTGGTAGCCAACTGTTATCAGATACTGATGATGTAGTACGTAAAGGATTCGTAGGTTCTATTAATGAGATCTTCTCGGATACAGCTAACAACTTAAATTCACTATGGGATGCTGGAGGAGACTTTTTATTTGGCGAAGGTGACTATCGTTCTGAGTATTTAGATGATGCTATTAAGTTCTATGAAGATACTTTTGTTCCTCCTCAACCACAAACATTAGCTGGGAGAACCACAAAGGCTATTACAAAACCTATTGCTACATTCTTAGCAACTAGAAGAGTACTTCCTGTTCAATGGGGAGTAGGTAGAGATATAGCTGCTGAAGGAGGTGCTTCTTTACTTAGGGATAACTATGCAGAGTCTTTAGCACACTTAGGTCAAGAGATGGGTCCAGAGTTTATGAAACCTATCTTTGACTACCTAGCAGTAAAAGAAGACGATCCTATCGTTGTAGCTATGATAAAGAGGAGCATCGAAGATGTTACTACTGCATCAATGGCTGAAGCATTCTTTGGAGGTCTTAAGGCATACAAAGGTATTAAGTATAGCGACAATATCGAACAAGCTACAAAAGCAGAAACCAAAGGTAAAAAAGATATTGACAAAGCTGTACAAAGTGCAAAACAAACAGATGAAGTAGTGCAGGACACTACCGAAGAAGCTGTACAAGAAGGAGCAGAGAAGAGTACTAAAGTAACCTTAGTGGATTCTCCTAAGGCATCTTTAGATATGACTGATTTTGATGTTAAAGATTTAACTGAGAAGTTAGCTAATGGTCAAATTGACGATGTAGGACAAGAGTACTTCAATAGAAATAGATTAGGTTTTAAGAATAGAGATGATTTAGTTGGTATTGTTAATACATTTGAAAATGCTATTAGTGGTGCTGTAAATGCTAATGTAAAGGTAAAAGAGAGGCATGAAGATCTAGCTAAAGAATCTATGGATCTTTTGAATCTTTATGGTGTACAAGGTCTTACTGCTCTAGTAAAGAAAAAGACTAGAGATGTAGATCAGATGTCATCTCTTATGGTAGCCACTAAGTTTGCAGTGCATTGGTTTGCAGATGAGTATGACCAAGTAACAAAGATTGTTGCTAGAGGGTCTGATGATATGAGCAATATGCAAGCCTTAGCTAGAATGCACGAACTAGAAGAGATGATGCCTAGTTTTGGAGAACTAGGTGTAGCAGGTAAGAGACTTCAAGCATCTGCTGCTCGTACTACTGCTTCTGGAAACATAATTACACGAAGACCTGATAACGAACTTAGGTTTCTTAATGATGCTCAGTTAGCTGAACAGCTTAATAAACTAGGTAGTAATCACATAAAGAAACTAAAGGCTAAAGCTAAGAGAGTACAAGAAGCCTCAATGAGATCTGGTCAGTTTGGTGGACGAAATACTCTAACTAAAGAAGCTAGATATAAAATACTCAAGATAGCTAGAACAAACACTTTTAATACTAGACTTCAACATTTCTTATCTGAGAGATTCCGAAGAAACATTTTGTTTAACGTACCCACCATTGGTCTTAATGCCACTATGGGTATCTTTGAAACATTTGCGAGACCACTCTCGGAATACTTAGGTTCTATAGCCACACCTACTGCACTCTCTAAAGAACGTAGACAAGCACGGAAAGAAATCTTAAGGCACATGATTGGTCTTAAGTATTCTGTAGGTATTGCTAGAAGACAAGCTATCAAAGCCTTGAAAAATAATAAGGCAATTTTAGATCCTCACGTTACTGCTACCGAAGGTGTCTTAGATCGAGGTAGTGCTGAGTACTTATTAGGATCAAACAAGTATACATCTAAATTATTAGAAGCACCGATGGGTGTAGGATGGTTTACTCGTACTGCTATTAATATGTCTGGGTACTTAGGTACCTTATCCTATCGTGCCTTAAATGCTACTGATGAGTTCATTAAAGATTTAAATTACTATGCACGAGCCTATGCTATTGCAGGAGAAGAACTCTTAGATAAAGGTGCTAGTAAGAAAGAAGTACAACAAAAGCTATATAATTTGTTTTCAGATGATGGAGAAGCATTAGGTAAATCTTATGTACAGCAACAAAGTATAGATGATGTAATGATGACTTCTACTAGAGAACGATCTTTACAATACTCTAGGGAAATCACGTATACTGATGATAATAACTTTACTAACGCATTCCGTGAGTTATCTACTGGTTTTGGTTATATGCCAGGAATGCAAATAATATTCCCTTTTGTAAGAACTCCTACACAGATTATATCTAAAGGTATTCGTATGACACCTCCAGGTGCTCTATACAATATCAAACAGTTAACAAGTGATAATATAGATGTAAGAACTAGAGCACTAGGAGAACTAGCAGCTACTATGTCTATACTATCGTCTTTCTCTTTCGCTGCTTTAGAAGGAAAGATTACAGGTCCAGGACCATCAGATCCTAGACTCGCTAAACTATGGAGAGAAGAACATCAACCTTACTCTATTAAAATAGATGGACAATGGTATGACTACGGAAGATATAGTCCTTGGTCTATCCCACTAAAAGCAGTAGCAGCATGGACTGATGCAATTAAGTATGACGAATTAGGTACTGATGCAGAAGATTGGTTTCATGGTATGGCTATCTCTATGATGAGTATTATTAGAGATGAAGGAACATTAAGAGGTTTAGAACACATTGCAGAAGTTATTGATGATCCTGTGTATAAATTGGATACTTTTATTCCTGATGTAATGGCGAGTACTTTTAATCCATTAGGAGGTAAAGCACCTTCACAACTCTTTTCTTTTCTCGGAGAGGAACCTGAAGGAGTACAATTAGCTAGAACTTTTGAAGAGAAGTTACTCAAGAACATGGGTGCCAAAACATATACGGCATACAATTGGGTAACAGGACAACCACAGGAACCAACTGAATACTTATGGTTTCCCTACTCTAAACAAAAGAAACCAACAGAAAGTGATGTAGTAGCTGAGATAGTTAGGTTAGGTAACCCTGCATTATCTGAAGGTATACCTAGAACAATAGAAGGTGAGAAACTTACATCTAAGCAAATTAGTGACTATCAAAAGATATTAGGTACTACTAAACTTGCTAATATGACTATTGAGCAAGCATTTAGAAAGAAGATGAATACTAAAGAGTATAAGTCTACTGGTAGTGATATGTTTAAAGCTGCTCAACTTCAAGAAATAAAAAGTAAATTTAAAAAACAAGCAGAAATGGAATTTTTCAAACGTAACCCTATTCTTGGAACTAAAATACTAAGAATACGTGGAGGTAATCGTATTGAAAAACAATCAGGTATAAGTTTATTTCCTACACTTAGAAAGTAACTAAATGGCACTTACATCCACAACTAAAGCATACAATACTATTACATTTGATTCTTCTGGTGTATCTACTAATCTATCGTATGATGTTGAAAGTATAGATTTTAATTCTAGTATTGGAGATACACTTAAGGTATTTGCTGATAATACTGAACTAACTGAAAATACTGATTATACTGTTAATACAACTCAAAAAAGAATTGATTTAAATGAAATCACATCTAATCAACCTACTAATATTATTATTAAGAGGATTGCTAATAAAACAAGCAGACAGATTGATTTTCAGAATGCATCAGTATTAACAGAAGCAGACTTAGATAATAGTGCTCTACAAACCTTTCATGTAGCTCAAGAAGCTATTGATGCTGTAGAGTCTAAATTACCTTCAAATACAGCAGGTACTGAATGGGATGCTAGTATTTCTAGTAATCCAGCTAAAATTACAAATGTAGCTACAGGTGGTTCTGCTAATGATGCTGTAAACTTTGCTCAGTTTAGTACTCATGATAACACAATAGTAGGTTACAAAAATGATGCATTGAGTTCTAAAAATGATGCTAATGATTCTAAATTAGAAGCTAACGATTGGGCTACTAAAGTAAGTGGTGTTGTTAATACATACACAGGTGCAGTAGAGCAATCTGATGGAACAGAATATAGTGCTAAAGAATATGCAGTTGGTAGTACAGTAACTTCTGCAAAGAATTGGGCTTCGACTGCAAAAAATACTCAAGTACCTGGAGGTCAATCTACAGATCGTAGTGCACTCCACTATTCTGAAATTGCTTCTGATCATGCTACTACAGCAAGTGATGCTTCTTCAACAGCAACCACACAAAACACACAAGCTGGAAGACATGAGGATAATGCTGAAGCATACGCTCAAACTAATGCTGAAACTCAAGTTACATACACAAATCCTGTAAGTGGAGCTACAAGTAACGATGGTTATTCAGCAAAACACCATAGAACAAAAGCCCAAGAGTGGGCTAGTTCTTCAAGTAATATTACTGATGATACTGGAACAGCAATTAGTCCTGCTGTTAAATCTGCTAAGACCTACGCTGAAGATGCAGCAACATCAGTAAGTAATATAGGTAATGCTGAATCAAATGCTGCTGGATCAGCAAGTGCAGCAGCTAATTCAGCAACCGCTTCAGAAGATTCTAAACTTACTTCAACTTCTTATGCAACTGCTTCAGGTGCAGAAGTACAAGAGTTTTCTAGTGGTACTGGTACTTCTCAATCTGGTGTTTACTCAGCTAAAGAACACGCTACTGGAACTACAGTACCCACTGGTTCTGCAAAAGATTGGGCAAGTAAAGACACTACAGCAGTTGCTAGTTCATTATTTAGTGCTAAAGAGTATGCTAGTGGTAGTAGTGCTACTGGTGGTACAGCAAAGGAATGGGCACAAAAATCTGATGGTGCTGTAGATACAGAATATAGTGCTAAGGCTTACGCTAGTGTAACTGGTACTCATGCTCCTACTGATGGTTCTGCAAAAGAATGGGCTACAGTAACAGGAGCACAAGTTGATAGCGATTACAGTGCAAAAGAGTATGCAATAGGTTCAACTGTAGCTTCTTCAAAAGGTTATGCTACAACAGCAGAAGATACCCAAGTACCAGGAGGAGCATCTTCAGACCGATCTGCATTACATTATCGTGAAAAAGCAAAAGACTTTGCAACATTAACATCAGGACAAGTTACAGGGGATACAGGTACAGCAGATCAAGGTTACTCAGCAAAAGAGTGGGCACAGGGAACTCAAACTAGAGGTGCAGCTTCTGGAGGATCTGCAAAGGATTGGGCTACTTATGTATCAGGAACAGTAGATAATGCTGAGTATAGTGCTAAGTATTATAAAAATGCTACACAAACACTTCATGATAATTTCTTTGGAGTATACCATGGAACACAAAGTTCTGCTCCAAGTACCCATCAAGAAGGAGACTTGTATTTCGATTCAACAACAAATCTTCTGTATTACAGTGATGGAAGTAGTTGGAGTCCAGTAACTTCACCACCACAGGCTTTAGCAACTTCTGATTCGCCAACTTTTACTAACCTTACGCTTTCAGGAAACCTTACAGTTTCTGGAACTACTACAACTGTTGATGCAGAAACTACAGTATCAGAATCATTAATATTAAATAATAATGTAGGATCACAAACTGACATTGCTTTAGATATTAACTCAACGTCTACAGGTGATGCTATTAATGTAGAACAAAATTCTACTGGTAAAGCAGTTGTTATTAATCAAGTTGATACGACTACTGGTGGAAACATTATTGAACTTCAGTCGAATGGTACTGAAAAAGTATCAGTAGACAAAGCAGGAGATACCACATTTACTGGAGCAGTAACTGTACCAGCACCTACGGCAAGTGGACATGCTACTACAAAAACTTATGTTGATGCAGTTGATACACTTATTGATAATCATATTGCTGATACAAGCAACCCTCACAGTGTAACAGCATCTGATGTTGGTGCTATAGGAACATCTGCTTCATTTGGTGGTGATGTTTCTGGGACATACGATGCAATTGTTATTGCTGATGATTCACACAATCATGTTGTTAGTAATATTGATGGATTATCAACCACCTTAAATGCAGTAAAACCTTCTATCTCTTCAATTGATGGAGCTATTGTTCCAGGGTCAGCAAGTACTATAACCATTAATGGATCTTGTTTTGATACAACTAATGTTAGTATTGAGTACAAAGAAGGAAGCACATTACTTACAACAGTAACTGGAGTTACCCCTACAAGTTCTGGAATAATATCAACTACAACACCTTCTCAGGCTTATAATCAAAGCCAAGGAGATATAATAACTATTAGAGTATTTAATAATGGTGATTCTTCTGTTGCTTCAAATGGTGTAACTAAAGAAGTAGGACTTCCCACAGGAGGTACTATAACAACTTCAGGAAGTTACCGAATCCACACTTTTAATAGCTCAGCGAATTTTGTAAACGTCATACCAAATCTTTCAGTTGAATACTTAATTGTTGCAGGTGGAGGGGGAGGTGGAATTGGATTTAGTGGGGGAGGAGGTGGTGCAGGAGGTTATCGAACTAACATGTCTGGAGGTTCTGGAGGAGGTAGTCCTTCTGAAGGGTCTATGACTGTAGGAGCAGGTACATACTATGTAACTGTTGGTGGAGGAGGAGGGTCTTATTCAAATGGTAGTGATTCATCCTTTAATGCAAGAGCCTCTGTTGGTGGAGGGCATGGTGGTCTCTATAATGGATCTGCCATTGAAAATAATGGAGCCGATGGGGGTTCTGGAGGAGGAGCTTGTGATAAAAGTTCTTCCACTCAATATGGAGGTAATGGAACCGGAGGTCAAGGATATGCAGGGGGTACAAATACTACATCTTCATCACCTTACTCTGGTGCAGGCGGTGGAGGAGCAGGAGGAGTAGGAGCAACTGGTGGTCCTTCACTCGGTAATGGAGGAGCAGGATTAAGTAATTCAATTACTGGAAGTTCTGTAGATTATGCAGGGGGAGGAGCAGGAGGACATGACACTCGTAATCCTAGAGCTACTGTAAGTCATGGAGGAGGTTTAGGAGGTAATGGTTCTACCGCACCATCCGCAGGAGCTACAAACAAAGGTGCAGGAGGTGGAGGGTCTTACGCAAACAATACTTCTGGTGCTTCTGGCGGTTCAGGAATTGTTATTATACGTTACCAAATATAATAGGAAATTAAATGGCACATTACGCAAAAGTAAGTGGTGGAATAGTTACTAATGTTATTGTCGCAGAACCTGAGTTTTTTAATACATTCGTAGATGAAACTCCAGGCACATGGTTAAAGACTTCATATAACATAAGGGGTGGAGTTTACTACGATCCAGAAACAAACCAACCAGCGGAAGATCAATCAGTCATTGATGGAGATGAGGGAAGACAAAGAAAAAATTATGCAGGAAAAGGGTATAAATACGATGTAGATAGAGATGCTTTTATCCCTCCACAACCTTACCCAAGTTGGATATTTAATGAAACTACTTGTTTATGGGATTCCCCAGTAGCATGTCCTGACGATGGAAAAAGCTATTTTTGGAACGAAGAGGACCAGAGTTGGGATGAAGCTCCAGAGAGAACAACATGAGTGAACATCCTAAAATAAAATACACGTATCTTTCAGTTTATGAAAGTATCCTAAAATAAAACATGAGTGGACATCATCCTAATCCAGCGGATCAATACTATAACTATCCAACACAAGCAACAGAAGTTATGCCAGAAGTAAGTACATTATATCAGATGGTTATGGACTTAGGCATACCTGCCTGTGTCATCATAGCTGCATTTTGGTTCATTAGATACCAAAGTGAACTAGCAAAAAAGGAACGAGAAGAGTTCTGGAAAAAAGACGAAGAGCACGATAGTAGACTCTTAGACATGATTGAAAAGTCTTCAGATGCTATTCTTCAGATTAAACTAGCATTGGATGCTAACACACAAGCAATCAAAGAGATTACACGAAAGTGATTAGACACAAATCTACACGGAGAAGAGCACCTTTACTTTGGAGAAAGTCAGATCTTAAAATAAAAAAACGAATAGATAAACTACTCTCTAAGAAAAAAAGAAATTATAAAAAAGAAAGAAAACTTTTAAATGATATAACTGATAAAGAGTTCTCAACTAATTTAAAAGAACAAAGGCAAGGTCATCAAGCAGATCTATATGCAAGATTAAAAAATAGAGATAGAAAAATATTTAAAAAAACTAAGTAGATGGAAACAGTCACAGAAAAAACAACTATTAAGAATGGTGGAAAACCAAAGGATGACCCACACATCCAATTGATGAAACTAAGATTTTGGGCAAGGTTTCTTATATCGTTACTTGCCTTTGGTCTCTTTGGTTGGCTTGTGTTTACTATGGTGAACAAACCAGATGAATTAGCACAGTCAAGTAAAGACCTCATTAACTTAGCATTCGGTGCGTTCTTACCGATCATCGGAATGTTAGGCAAACACTGGTTTGAAGTATCACATGACGAACCAGCACATAACCCTGAACCTGATAAACCTAAAGAAGAAGAAACAAATGGTACCAGCGTTACTCCTTAATGTAATTCAATCGTTAGTCGTAGACCAAGCACAATCATTAGCTAAAGAACATGTAACTAAAGTTATGGAAGATAACCTTAGTGAGGATCAGCTTAAGTTAATAGATGCAGTAGTGGACGAAATGCCTGAAAACACATTTAAGTCAGTGAAAGAATTTCTCGGATGAAACTAAGTAAGAACTTCTCATTGAAGGAACTTACTAGGTCACAAACTGCAATACGACATGGTATTGATAACTCACCTACTTTAGATCAACTCGTGTGCCTCACGGCCCTCACCACGGCAATCCTCCAGCCGATTCGTGAGGTACACGGGCGAGTCAATATTAACTCTGGACTAAGGGTCTTAGAGTTAAACCGAAAGATCGGAAGTGGAGATACGTCACAACATGTGTTAGGACAAGCAGCAGACCTAGAGTGCCCCTCAATAGATAACCTACAACTAGCTAAATGGATTGAAAGTAATCTTAAGTTTGATCAACTCATTCTGGAATATTATGAAAGTGGAGATCCCACGAGTGGATGGATACATTGCAGTTACAACAATACAGGAGAAAATCGTAATCGAGTACTTACTGCAAGTAGGGTAGATGGTAAGACACAATATACTGAAGGTATAACATGAAAAAATTCTATGGATTACCTTATAAAGACTACAGAAAAATGGTAAGGGGTGGTAATCTTTTAATAAAGGTAAATAAAAATACTGGTAATTTAGAACATATAAATAGAGCTACTGGTCAAACACTATTCGTAGATAAAAACTATGTTGCTCCACAAGATGATAATGTTCGTCCTCCTCCTGGTACAGAAGTAAAACCTCCTAAAAAATTTATAGCTAAACCACCTCCTAAAGTAGCTCCAGTTGCTCCTAAACAAGAAGAAACTACAAGCGGTTTAGGAAGAGGAGATACTGGAGGAAGAGGAGGAGGTCGTATGTCTAGTGATTTTGATCCTAATTCACGACCTGGATACAAATGGAACTCAAGAAATTATACATGGGAAAAACTTCCTAACTACGAAGGTGGTCCTACTGAGGGTAAAGCTACAGAAGGTTTTGGGTTGATGTCAGTAAAAAGAAAACCTAAAGAAGAAAAAGGAGTTCTTATGACTGATAAAAGTACTTCGAGTAATCTTAGGATTAAAAAAAGAGGAGGTAAACGAAGGTTTAGAGTAAAAGGTCCGTTTGTTGGAGGTATGAGAAAATCAGGTAATGTCACAAGTAACATAGGACTATCTTAAGATATGAGTAATCTAAACGACTTACACGAAGCCTTAGCTAAAGAGCTACTACAGAGAATTAAGAGTGGTGAAGCTAAGGCACCAGACCTAGCAGTAGCAGCTAAGTTCCTTAAGGACAATGAGATTACGGCAGTACCAACCAATAACAATGCTTTGAGTCAACTCTTGGAATCAATGCCGTTTCCTACTGAAGAGGACTTGAAGGAATCTAAAATTGTATGATAAGATATATGCATATTCATACAAGCAACGTATTTAAAAGATTATAATACAACCTATACAAACCCATGAGTGCAAAGTTAAAGATCGCTTACAAGGGCGGTAAAAAGCTAATAGAGACTGCAACAGACTTTCTTACTAAGGGTGCAGAAGTAGCTACAAGAGAGATGCAGAAAAAACCTAAGAAGTTCTTAGTCAAAGTCAATGGTAAGACTGTAGCAGGATCTGATACTAGACAAGGGGCTACAGAACTCTCAAAGAGAATGAAGAAAGGTCTTATGCAAGAAGAACCTAAGAAGAAGTTTAAGATTCAAGTTATCTCTCACGAGGATGACTTAATGGAACAAGCAATGCGAATGGGAGCAGGAAACTGATATGCCTAACTATAGTAGCTCAGTAGGACTCTCAAAAGCAGGAGGAGACTTTGCGGTAGGACGAAAACAAGCAAAGCAGTTAAAGAAAAAGAGAAAGAAAAAATCTAAGACTCTTAAACAAAAGTTACTTAAGGCACTCAAGATTACCGCAAAGGGAGCAGGAGGTGCAGCAGCGATAGCTACTGAACTAGCACTACCCACTCAAACAGGAATGTCTGAGTTGCCTAAAGGATTTCATAAGATGTCTCCGAGAAAGAAAGCACAATACATTAACTCAATGAAGAGGTCTTAAGTGAGTAAGAACGTATCCCTCAAGATAGGTAAGCATAGAAGTCGTAAAGGTGGCTTAACACAAGCAGGGGTAGATAAGTACAATCGTGCTACTGGTTCTAACATTAAGATGGCAGTCACCGAAAAGAATCCTAAAGGTAAACGAAAGGCACGAAGAAAGTCCTTCTGTAGTCGTATGTGCGGAATGAAACGTAGGTTGACCTCTGCGAAGACTGCAAGAGATCCAGATTCAAGAATTAACAAAGCACTACGTAAGTGGAACTGTAAATGCTAAAGGAATCACAGAAGCAACGAGAACAACGTATATCTTATCAACAAGCTATGGGAATGAGAACAGATAGAAATATGGTAGATGAAGAAGTATGCCTTGAGTGTAACCAAGATCCTTGTGTGTGCGAAGAGAAGAAACTAACAGAACTTAGAGGAGGAATGTGAGTACTGCCACTAAGACAAACCCTGGACTCTGGGAACGTGCGAAGTCTCAAGCCAAGGCAAAACTCGGTGGTCACTCTGCTCGTGCGATGCAACTAGCAGTTAAGATCTACAAGAGTAAAGGTGGAGGATACAAAGGGGGTAAGAAGAGTTCTAATAAACTTAGTAAATGGTCTAAGCAAAAGTGGAGGACCAAATCAGGTAAGCCTAGTAAGGAAACAGGTGAACGCTATCTTCCCTCGAAGGTAATCAAGAACATGTCTTCTTCTGAGTATGCAGCATCTACTAGGGCAAAGAGAAAGGGTGGAGGTACAGGTAACGTAGTACCACAACCTAAAGCTGCACGAAAGAAACTCTCTAATTACTTAAAGATACAAAAGAAGAAATGAATGAGCTTAAGGACTTCCGCAATTTCCTATTCATGTGCTGGAGGCACCTCAACCTTCCTAACCCTACTCCAGTGCAATACGATATTGCTGACTTCTTACAGAATGCTCCTAAGAGAGGAGTCATAGAAGCATTTAGAGGAGTCGGGAAGTCCTACATCACGAGTGCCTTTGTTACTTGGAGATTACTTCATGACCCTGAGACAAAGGTACTCGTAGTCTCTGCATCTAAGATTAGAGCAGATGACTTTAGTACATTCACACAGAGGTTAATACATGAGATGCCTATCCTTCAGCATTTGATACCTAAGGATAACCAGAGGCAATCTAAGATCTCTTTTGATGTAGGACCAGCTAAGGCTAGTCATAGTCCCTCTGTAAAAAGCGTAGGTATCACTGGTCAACTTGCAGGATCGAGAGCAGACCTTATCGTAGCTGATGATGTAGAGGTTCCGAATAACTCTATGACTCAGATGATGAGAGATAAACTCTCAGAGTCAGTTAAGGAGTTTGATGCTATCCTCAAACCTGATGGAATGATTATCTACTTAGGGACTCCACAAACAGAGATGTCCTTGTACGAACAACTACCTAATCGAGGATATCAAGCACGTATATGGCCTGGGAGATATCCATCAGAGAAACTAGTCCATAAGTACGAAGATAGACTAGCTCCATTCATCTTAGAGAAGTTAGAGAAAGATCCCTCAATAGTACGACAACCTACTGATCCTCTTCGGTTCGATGATGAGGACTTATTGGAACGTGAGTTATCCTATGGACGCTCAGGATTCAATATGCAGTATATGCTAGACACCTCCTTGAGTGATGCTGATAGGTATCCATTGAAACTATCGGACTTAGTGGTGATGTCCCTCGATAGAGATAAAGCACCAGAAAAACCGATCTGGTCCAATGACTCATCAGATAAACTCAATGATGTACCAAATGTGGGACTTCCTGGTGATGCTTTCTACAAACCACAAAAGATACTAGGAGATTGGATTTCTTATTCTGGATCAGTCTTGAGTATAGACCCTTCAGGTAGAGGTAAAGACGAAACAGGATATGCAGTAGTAAAGATGCTCAATGGTTACCTCTATGTCCTAGAATGCGGAGGTATCCAAGGTGGGTACCGAAAGGAGAACCTTGAGTTCCTTAGCGTAGTTGCTAAGAGAAACAAGGTGAACGTAGTGTTGATTGAGAGTAACTTTGGTGACGGAATGTTCTTAGAACTTCTAAAACCAGTCTTAAGTAAGATCTATAGTGTTACACTAGAAGAAGTAAGAAGTAATATACAAAAGGAGAAACGTATAGTAGACACGTTAGAACCTGTATGTAACCAACATAGACTAATAGTAAACAAAAGTATTATAGATCATGACTACAAATCTGTCAAGGACTATGCAGCAGAAAAACAAGCCAAGTACATGTTGTTCCATCAGTTCACTAGAATCACTAAGGATCGTGGTGCTTTAGCACATGATGACCGCTTGGATGCCTTAAGTATGGCTATTGCATACTGGGTCGAACAGATGGCTGCTGATGCAGACCAACAGATCAGGGATCGTAAGAATGACCTCATGGATAAAGAGCTAGAAAGATTTATGTCACATGTGATTGGTAAGGGATACCAAGAGAAACATTTGACCTGGATGTAAAATTGGCAAAAAAATCTGAAGGGGTTGACGTATGTAGCGAAGACGGAGTTCCCCCTTTGTTTCCTTATGGTTTACAAATCGATCAATTAAATCAAGGGACTAGGGGTAAACCACTGTTTTCCTTATGTTTTCCTAGAAATCCATCAAGTCTTTGGTCTTGTATCATTTGTATTACATCAGATAAACATTTGTATTACATCAGATAAACATTTGTTTGATGTCTTAT